TGCCTCCGAGCGATACATCGCACGCGCAGTCTCCGCAGTCATGCGGCCCTGCTGCTCTTCTCCATAAATTTCAAGCCGACGAAGGCCAAGAGCCTGACGAAGTTCTGCTGGTTTGAGGTTTGCGCGCTCAGTGTGATACCGACCAAGCAGAGCCTTGTGTTCTTCCGTAGCGATATCGGAGATCCGAAGTCCCATCGTTCGAGACATTCGATTGCGGTACTCAAGAATGTCTGAGGCAAACATTCCCCCGTTGCCGCCTTTTCCTCCGCCTCCTGCGGCTGGCGCACCACCGCCTCCACCGCCGCCTCCGCTTCCACGGCCTGCTCCACGAGCGATGACTCGAAGCGTCTCAAGAATAGCGCGAACATTCTGCGAGATCGTTGCAACGCTGTTCTGCACGTTGCGCAACGTCTCAATCACGACCTTCATGTCACCATCAGGGCCGCGACCGCTGCCGTCATCTCCTGTGTGGAGATTGATATCAATTGAGCCAGAGGAAATGTCACTCATTAGCCAGCCTCAATCTGATACGTCAGGTTCGTGGCGACCGTTGGATACGCGCGACGATAGAGCCGATACGTCACTCCATCTTCTGTAATTGAACCAATCGCAGGAGATCCCGCAGGAGCAGGGTATCCGAGCCTATAGAAAGGCTCAATACCCGCCTGCGTTCTAATCGTGATTCCGAGCGTATGCAACTCTTGAGGAAACGCGAACCAAAAGTATTCCGACGCAGAAGACCCGCGACTCGCAGTCACGGTGTACTTGACATTGTTGAGATACTCGTTCTCGTTGTTGAGTGCTGTCCACGTCGGTGTGGTTGCGCTCCACCCGTAGCGAAACTTTCCGGCCACAGGCCAAGGCATCGCATACGAGCAAATGAAGATGTCGGTAGCCGACAAGTACAACTCTGATCGCGGCTCTGCACGGATGGGACCGCTTGACACAAAGCGCGTGGCAATCTGAAGCAGCCCATCAAGCGTGTTCTGAATCAGAGCCTTGCGGATCTCGACTTGTCGATTGATGACTCCACGGTCAACGCCAGCGATCTGTCGCGTTTGCTTGTTGACGTTGTCTGACGCGGAACGCACGAACGTGGTGACGGCAAAACGCTCGTTGACAAACCCAAGCCCAGTGCGGTTCATCTCGTTCGTAGCACCCGTCGCGAGCGGCGTGATCTGCACCGCGTAGTCCATTGCCTCAGCGAAGTTTGGCTCGCTCGTCAGGTAAACGCGAGAGGGCGCTACACCTGCGGCATCAATAATCCGCTGACGTAGCGCCCTGTAAATTTGATCCTGGCTCGCAAGAATCATTTTTTCCATCCCGCGCGGCTGCGCATGGCTTCCAATTTCATTCTTGCAATGTCTTTAGGAGGCGCGCCGCAGTCCTTCATCAAATCAGCATTCGCATCTTGCGAGAGACACGCCGCGATTCCGCGCGCCGTGATAGCAGCCTTAATGGCTAGTGCTGTCTTGATGTTCTGAAACAGCCCTAACGCCTCCTCCTCGTCCTTGCAAGCACTGGGCGGGAATCCGTAGGCGGCAGCGAAGAGCGCCGCCGCCTTTAGGCGTTTCCCGCCTTGCCCATCACCTTCGCAAGTCGAACGCTCATCGCCCAGATCTGATGGTCAGTCAATCCGTCGTGCGAAGACATCGCCTGCTTCATGCAATCGATCACGGCCTCGCGCGGCGGATCCTCATCGCTCTTCGTTCGCTCAAGAAGGAGACTCGTGTAGATCAGCGAGTCAATCTTGTATTCCTTCTCTCCGCTTACAAAGGTAATGTTCCAATCATCATTTCCGATATCAATTCGTGGTCCTGGCATCTCTCTACTCCTTTAATTTCATTACTTTGTCGTTGTCACAGCGACTTCAGTTCCGGCGACACTCGTGAATGAGAAAGCAATTCGCTTCAACGTGTTTCCAAAGTCCATGTACTCTGGACCCGTCGAAAGCATGAGGTTCTTGAACGTGTAGATCGTTCCGCCGGTATTGGTCGGCTCAATCTTGAGAGCAATCGTCCTCGGCGATGCACCGTTGACGATGGATCCGCCAACAGTCGCGAAGATGCCCTCGTTACCGACTCCCGCTGTCAAGGAGCCGCCCGTGCGCGCGCGCTTGATCAGCTTCTCCAACTCATCTTGATTCCACGATACCATCGTGAAGTCAATCACGGCAGTTGAGCCAGCCACAACGCCTTCGGCGATCATGTCTCCAGTATCGTTGCGTGAGAACGTGCGGTAGTGATCGCGCATAGTGATGCGGATCAGATCGTCATTGTCGGTCTTACCGAGCTCCGTGGCGGGAGCGGATGTTCCGCCGACGTTCCAATAGATCGTCGTTGGACCATTTACATGGAAGTCAGTTGCTGCTGGCATTTCAAGCTCCTGCGGCTCGTCGCGCCGCGTCCCTTGCAATGGAAGTCAATCGTTGATGTCCGACGAAGTTCCACGGCCTCGAAGGCACGGTGACTTCTTTTCGGACAACGTAATCATACCCCTGCCTCATGTCGCCAAATTGACGCGAGGCGCGAATCGCTTTAGTTCGACCTAGAAGAATCTCGTCGAATGTCCCGCCCTTCGACTGCTCAAGTCCGTGCGGAGCCGCCTTTACGGTGACTCTATGCCAAGATCCTGGCGCACCTGACGAGGTCGAATTTGGATTCAAAGTTTCGATGGACTCAATCTTGATCGACTTGAACAGTTTGCCGGTGTCAATCAAAGGCGTATCAGAGTTTGTTCTGTCCGCTTTAGTCCAACCACCACTCACGCCTTTAGTTCGGAAATTGAGGTCATCCCAAATTCCAAGCGAAACGAGTGGGACATCCCGTCCCTCCTGCGCTCCCGTGCTGTTCTTGAGATTGTCCTTCAATGCCGCAACAAACCCCTCCGCAATCTTGCGAATGAGCGCGCGCTCAAAGGAGATGACTCGCTTGCGGCGATTCATGCTGGGCCATACTTCCGTCGCGGGAAGAACTCGCTATCGGCCACCATACCGAGCATTCCGCGCTGTTGCTGCGAAATGATCGATAGAGACGGCTTGCTTGCATCTAGATTCGTGCCGATAGGGAACACTCGTCGCCCATCGCGAAGGTCCACAAGCATGGAATTTGCCTTGTCCACGCGATCCTTGACCGCATCGCCGAATGGACCACCACGACGCGCAAGCAAAATGCCAAGCGCAAGATCACAGGTCGCGCCAATCAGCAGCCAGTTGATCGCAGACTGCATCGTGTCGAGATCGCCCTCGGTGTAGATGCCGCCGCGAAGCGCGAACGACTGAATCTCGTGCGATGCCCGAGTAAGAGCGGAAACGATGATGGTGTTTGAACCATCAACAACTCCGTCTGTTTCGGAATCAATGCCAAGTTCCGCGAGAAGCCGCTCGTCAACCGCTTCTTTGAATTGAGCAACAGTCGCGTATGGAACGGGCATGGATTCCTCCGAAAGAGGTGGGTGAGGCCGAAGCCCCACCCACCCCGCGAGAAGAGAGAGACAGATTAGGCTCCGATGTCCGCGACGTAGATGCCGGCGAGAGGAGCGGTGATCTCCATCACGCTGTTATCCACGATCGAACCAACCGTGCGGCGGTTTCGCGGATCATCGAACGTCTCGACCGTCATGTCCTCGTAGACGAAGTTCGTGACAGTCGCGAAGTTCGCGCCACCCTCGACTCCGATGAGTCCCTGTGGACGGGAAAGGAACAGGACTGCGTCCGTTCCAAGGATGTAGTCCGCCGCGCGGCTTGCACCCTTTGCCGAAGTCACCTTGACAGCGTCTTCGATGACGATGTCGCCGATGCCGAAGAGCTGCGGCGAAAGGCCGTAGCGCGAGAAAGTACCAGCACCTTGCATGAGCTGAACGCCCTGCGTGTACTTGATCATTTCCTTGAGTTCAAGCGTCTGCGAGAGCTTGAACGCAGTCTTCGGCGACATGACAGCGACGATGTCCGACATCTGAACCGCGCCACCCGTGTTGATCATCAACTTTTCCGTGGCTTTCTGGAAGAGCTGCTGAACATAGGTGTTCGTGGTAGCAGTCGGAGACGTGTAAACGCCGTTACCGGTGGTTATTCCAGCCAAGGCATCGAAGTCGGCGAAGTAGTTCGTGCTTGCGGTCCAGTTGCCTGCGGTGGTCAGTTTGGTGAGGCAACGCTGGGTGCGGAGCGTCATCAGCTGGGTCGCACGACTACGAGCGTGCTGCGCGACGATGTCCCACGTAGCGACCTTGGCCGTCTCGTAAGGGATATGGAATCCCTTCTCGAAACGCTGGGTCGTGAACTGCGCGAAGTCAAAGTCGTTGTTGATGCCGGTCGGACGATCCTCGCCGTATGCCCAACGGAAGTCCTTCTCATCAAGAACACGGACGGTTTCGTCCGAGTTGATCTTGAGGTAGTAGCCGCTGACGGTCGTGACCGGGACAAGCTTGGTGTAGCGATTGAGCGCGAACGACTTTACGTTGCGCGTGAACTCGGTTTGGATGAGGCCAGTTGCCTCGGAGAAAGTGGGGATGAACGTGTTCAATCCGCCACCGATTGCTGCATCTGCCATGTGAGTTTCCTTTATTCAGGTGTGCGGATCAGGTTGCGACGGTTGCGACGATCGCTGCGCCGAGACGCATAGCGCGAATGATCAGGCCATCAGCGGCTGCTGGTTCAAGTGCGACATACCACGCGCGGCTTGCGGCGAACGTGGCCGTTGCAGCGGTTCCCTTCACAAATGCGCCAGCGGTGGTCGCAAGGAGAAGATCGCCTGCCGCAATGTTGACGGAACTTCCGCTTGCGGAAACAAGAACGATTGCGCCTCCTTGAAGGCTAATCGCATCTCCAGATTCAGCGTGATTGCTGCTGCTGAAATTCTTGGTTGAGCCATCGGTCACGCCAACAACGAAGTCTGTATTTGCCGCCGCGACAATGCCGGTGTTCCGCGCGCTGACCTTGACCGCGCGGTACGGAAGAATTGTTGCGCCGGCGACGAGTGACGGGGTATCGGAGAAAGAACCCATGTCTTGTGCCTTTCCTTGTTAGACGCCGCTCTTCGCGCGCGCCATGAGGGTCTTGAACTTTTCGGGATCGCCAGCCGCCTCTGCGACGAGCTTGGCAACGGTTTCACGATCGATGGAGGAGGAGCCTTCGGACTTAATACCCGAACGCGGCGAAGCGGCAACACGAATGCCGACCGGATCGCGACGGAAGTTCTCGCGCCAGAACGCGAGCTTGCGAGTTGGATCTTTCGATTCAACAAGTTCCGAAATCATTTCTTCGCGGCAGCATTCCACGGCAAAGCCTTCGCTTGCCATCGAATCCAGTTCACGAGAGAAACGCTCCTTCGCGAGTTCGGTTTCAAGCGCAGCGATACGACGCTCAAACTTGACCTTCTCGCGGGAAAACGTCGCCTTGGCATTCTTCATCTTGCCATCGACATCGTCTTCCTTGTCATCTTCTTCCTCTTCTTCTTCTTCGTCGCCCTTGTGAGCGTCCGCATCGATGTGAACCGCCGTTTGGTTGTACATCTTGCGGTTCTCTTCCTTGAGCTTCTCAATGTCGCTCTTCATCTCTGCAATGAGCTTGGACATTTCGTCCTTCTTGTCATCCTTGGGTTCGTCCATGTTGGACTCCTTCTTTTTCACGGCTGCACCAGGAACAAACACGTTGCCCACTCCCGGCGCAGCCTCAAAGCAGGAGGAGCATTCCATAGCAAACGTCACTTTGTCGCCCTGCTTCGAGAAGCGCGTATCCGGCAAAGGCCGGCGCGGCGTATCTCGTCCAAGCAATGCGATTTCACTCATGTGATCGTCCGACCAAATTTCCGCGCTGCGGCGTGGGAACTTGTTCGATTCGATGTACTTCGAGAAGTCATCGCGGGACATTTCGATGTCACCAACGATGAACGGAACGCCATTGCGCTCCTCCATCTCGACATTCAGCACCGCACCCACCGCTTCCTTCGGCTCACTGTGATCGTCCTGCGAGTGGAGAATCACAATGCGCGGATGCTGCTTTCGACTGATGAACTGCTTCGTGCGATCCACAATGCGCGAAACACGCTTGCGATCGAACTTTGAAATTTCCTCATCCGTTCCATCATCAATGGTCGGATCGAATCCGGAGAACAATTCAAGTCGCTTGATCACGACTTTATCGTCTCGTTCGGAAATGGCATGAGAGGCCGTCATGTGCGGCATTGACACCACGAAAGTCAAGTCGCACAACGGTTTAGGGATGAAATACGCCACATTTGTCACCAAATGTAGCATTTTCAATCCACAGCCTATAACAATCATCTAAAACCAGGGTCGGGGTACAACCCGCGATCGATGTATGGCTGCCTTGCGCTGTTGTATTCGGCGATTTTGTCTGTCAGCACATTGCCATCCTCATCGGTCAACCCAAGCCGCGCAGCCTTGGAGAACGTGACGGGTACAAGCGAAGCGCGGCAATTCCACCCGCACGGCGGAATGAGATCCTGTCGCACAATTTCTTCCATTGTGTTGATGTACCCATTGACTTGCCAATGCGATCCGTCAGGGAAATCGCCTGCTGGATTCCCGCGCGTTCGACGATCCATGATCTCGCGAATCTCCCACAACGGATACGACACTTCGCGAACTGCTGGACGAGTTGGATCCATTGATGGAAGCAAAGATCGCCCTTCCATGACAGCAGAATCAGCGATTCCGAGATTCATCGCGCGTCGCGCTTCGGTTTGCGCAGCAAGCGATGAGCGAGTAGGGAACGTAGATACCAAATCACGAGCAGCGTCATCTGAAGACACAATCTCCTGCGCTCGTCGCGCTGATGCCATTGGGATATCGAAGTACGCAGAACGTCGCGCGATACGCGATGGAACACCTCTAGTAACGCGCCGCATTACGTCATCGTCTTCATCGAAGAAGAGTAGATACAGAATTGCGGTCATATCTGCACCATGCTTTCGATCGACTTCGGAATACTTCTGAGAGAACGTCGTGGCCGCTCTTGCAACCATTTCGTCCGCGCGTTGTCGAAACATTCCGACATCGAATGAAGACACTTGCTCAGGAATGAACTTCGTGCTTCCGATGATGAACGATCCTTCGAGCGCGCGAAGTACAGACGAGCGCATGACAGTCCAGTTACGCGATGACAGACCGCGCTTCCATGCACGGTCCATCATCGCATCAACTTGCTTCATCTCTCTCACTTGCTCTCCTTCTTGTCGAGTCTCTCAACAATTCCTCGCGCCCAACTCCAACCCTCGTCGCCACCCCAGCCATTCCAAGCTTGCCAGCCCTTGCCCTGCTCATCCCAAGTCTGGCCCTTCTTGTCTGATTGATGGCGTGTGAAGTACTTCACCATACGGCGCACAGTTTCTTCGCTCAGGCTCTTGCGATTTGCAAGATCGCGCGCGCGCGCAAGACCAACGCTAGTCATTCCCCGCTCTGATTCGGGCTTTGTCTCTCGCACTTCAAGTGCGCGGCGAGCGTTCTTTGCGACACTTTCGGGCGGCGTGAAGCCGTCCTCGAACGTCTCCTTCTCACCCTTCTTCTCGTCCTTCGCGAAGTCCTTTGTCTTGAGCGACTCACGCTCAGTCACCATCACTGCTTGCTCTGCGCTCAATCCATCTTGCACAAGTTCTTCGACGCGATTCAGCGCGGACTTCGTATCGTCCCAATGTTGTGGCAAGCGACGATTCTCAGTCTTTCCGCACATGTCATATGCGATGGCCCACGCCTGATCATCAGCGTAGCCTTCGTCAATCAGAACGCGATGCTTCGCAATGACGCAGTCGCCGATCTCGCGCGCATTGCGCTTCTTCGTCGGACTCTTGCGGTCCTTCGGATAGTCGTGCTTGCCCGAAGCGCAGCCGTTTCCATTCGTGAATCCGCCGAATCCGTTGCCGCAGTTGCCCTTCGGCTTGCCGCGTCGGCGGCGACGTACTGCCTCGCGACGAAGTTCCTTCTCCGACATCTTTGAGAACGCTTGCTTCGCAGACAGAACCTTCGGCTCGTCTCCGACAAAGTCTTGTTCGACATCGTTTTTGAACGCATCCTCGTCTGCGATCTCTGGCATGACATCTTTGATCTTGCCAGTAAGAACAGGCTCGTCGATGTCAGGAATCGCAAGTCCCAACATCTTGCGCGTCTCTGCTTCACTAACTGTGCCACCAAGTTCATTCACGAAGATGCGAATGGCTTCGAGCTTCTTCTCCATCTCTGGACTTTCGACGGAGAACTCAAACTTCGGATAGTTCTCTTGCGGCCCAAAGTTCATGTCCACGATTTCGCGCACGAGTTGCTGCGTAATCGTTTCGCCAAGACCATCGGCGACAAACTTCATCTGTCGCGTGAACGTCTTCTGATGCTGACTCGCGACATTTGATCCGATGCCCGATGACACTGCTTCGCTCGTTGCGCTCTGACCAACGATGAGTTCCTTGATGTTCTTGGCGAGCCACTCGCAGAGATCAGCAAACACTTGCGCGCGCGCCGCGCCAGGTTCCTTGATCTCAATCTCGTAGTCTTTCTGCCCAGGCGTTGAGCGAGGAACAACAGCACTCACGTCGCCGACGAGATTGCGGAGGATCTCTTCCATCTCCTCCTTGCCGCCCTTCTGCGCCATCGGGTAGTAGCCAACGCGAATGCCTTGAGCGTAACGCTCTGCGTAGGTCGCCCAGTTCTGAAGCACGGCCTGCTTCAAGTTCCAATACCACCACACGGTATCGCGAACGCCCTTGCCCAAGAACGCATACGCAGTCTCATACGGATCATCGAAGTCTGGCCCCTGCACCATATATCGATGCCACACGACAGCGCGGCGTTCAATAGGCGTGAGAACGTGGACGCGCGAATCGAATCCTTGTTGCGTCGAGCCGCCCGTTCCGTCCATGTCGGCGTAGTAACGCGGTCCAACGCGAATGGCAGGCTCGCCGTCAAGGCTCACCGTGATTGTGTCAGGATGAAACGGAAGCCAATCGCTGACGATCACGCCTCCGTCAGGCCGACGCGCATAGATCAAGTTTGCAGCACTTGACCCATACCACACAGCGTCGAGCAAGTGACGCACCAAATCCGCGAAGCGCGGGATGCGAGAGAAGATCTCTTGCGTTCGTTCTGCAATCTCCTCTTGCATCGGATCGCGAGAATCGAATGGCTTGATTTGCCATTCAAGACCAGCAATTGACACTTGCAATTGAGTCAACGGCCCCATGCAGTCGGGATCGTTCCTCATCTGCTTCATCAACTGACGGTCCTTGCGGTACGCCAGCGATGGATTGCGAAGCATCTTCGCGACACTCGCGAAGTACGTCCGTTGCATTTCAATCGGCATTGCGACAGGGCGCGTCATTGCCGCCGGCAATTTCGCTTTCTCGTCGCCCGAGGGAATATCCAAAAGTTCATCCATAAAGCCTCCACAACCTATTCTTGCTTGATTTGGTCAGTTCCGGCTTTGCAGTCAAGCCGTATCCGGCCCTCATGCAAGCCTCCATCAGATCGACAACAGCGTCCACGCAGTCATCGTGATCCCCAGCGGGGAATGTTGTCATCTCTTCGTACAGAATCGCGTGTTCGCGAGACACCTTCCCCTTCTCACCACGAAGACGAAGCTTGCCTGTTTCGACAAACGACTGCTTCTCGCTCGCGCGCGAAAGCTTGTCCTTCGTGCGAACGAGAGGAACCACGCTCGTAGTCTCACAAGCCAAAGACAACTGCTGCACGAGACCGGCCTGCGGCCCATTGCCTTCAGCCATCAACACGCTGATCCCCGCCGCTCGGCACTCGCGAGCGCAGATCCGTTGCCACTCCGGAAACGGCACTCGCGCACGGATGACCTTATCGATGTAGCAATAGCCATCCATCGATCGCCAACCCGTCACCAACACCGAGTAGTCAGGATCGCCCTTCTTCACCGTCCGGTCGCTGAACGCAAAGTCCGTCGCAGCAATCGCTTGACCCGTCACGCGCACAAAGTCAGGCACTTCGCCCTCATAGAACGCCCGATCAAGCCACCAATGGTCAAAGACGAGTTGATCGCTCGAAACAGGCGACAGCTCATACGCGCGCGCATACGCAATCGGCCCGTACTGCGCCCTCAAGTCCTGCATCATCGTCGGCGTGTACACCTCGTGCCACGGACTGTCATAGCCCTTCACAGGCCGGCGAAACATTCCGCCACGGTCCTCGTGATACGTCCGCCATTCAGCCGTGATGTCAGCAACGTGATACGGCGTACCAAACTTCCACACACGAGGATTCTCGCCCGACCGATCCAACGTCGGCAACCAAATCGTGGTCCAAGCTTCCTTCACTTGCTCACGCATGGCAGGCTGCTGCACCGCATTCCGAAGATCGCAAATGTCATCCGCAATCAACAGATCCGATCGACCGCCAGCGCGACCGAACACAGACACCGCTTCCACAGTCGGGTCACGCATGAACCGACTGCGCTTCACCGTGAACGCCGTGTTCCCCCAAGACGAATCCTTATCCGGCTCAATCGCAGGAAACACACTCCGGTACTCGTCCGACTGAATCACCTTGCGAATCAACGTGACCGTCTTCGTCGCCTCGTCATCTGACGAACCAACGATCTTCACGCGGATGTGCGGGTTCTTCCCAATCTCCCAACACACCCGACCAACCATCTGGTTCGTCTTCCCATGCCCACGAGGCATCTCACAGTACGCATTCCCGTGCTGATCAAGATGCCATTGAAGCTCGTCGTGCAAGCTCGCATTCTCAAAGCCCAACACATACGGCACGAACCAATGCGCAGCCTCCTGACAGCCGTACCAAAACTCCTGCGGTGTCAGATCGCCACTCATCGCTTTCCTCCAACGCTTCTCGCGACACCTGAATGACACCCTCCAGATCGTCCCACATGACGCACCCCCTCAGCAACATGGTCTGACCATCGATGCGCGATCCAATAGACCGAAGTCACCGTGATCTCCAATCGTGCCGCAATTTCCTTGCGCGTCAACCCATGAGCCAACCCCTCAAAGACACTTAACGCAACGTCAGGCAAACCCAACCCACGCAAGACCTCCAGCAACTCCTCTTGCTCCCGCGCGTCATTCCGATCCCGATAGCCAACAGGACCGCCAAGCTCCTCCAACGACTCATGCCGGCCACGTCGAATCAAATCACGACACGCCGTCGCGTACAAAAAACGCAACTTGCGCGGCATCAATGACGGCTCCTTACCCGTGCGCAAAAATGAAATCCAAGCCTGCTGCGCCAAGTCCTCCGCGTCCTCAATGCCAACAGACCCATAGCGCATAATCGACTTCGCAGTCGAGCGCGAGCGATCCCATTGTTCCTGCGTCACGTCCATGAACACACCGTACCGATCGCAAGAAAACTTGCGATCCCACAGTCTACAACTTGTGTGCAACATCGCCTATTTGTCAACAACATTTGGACAACAGTCGTGCAACAAGTCTACAACGGCGAGTTTCGGAGGCCGAAATTTCGCATACACGGGGGGTGTGTTAGAGCGTTCGGGTTTTCGCCTAACCGAAGTTCCAGAAGGGTAAGTTCGGTAGGAGGGGGGTTTGTACGACCCCTCCCCCCCATGCGTCCGGTGGCCGGCGCGGTCGGGTTCCCGCGTTCCGATCCCGCCACGCGTAGCGGTTCGACCGATCGACTACGCGTACGAAACGAAACAACGTGAGCGCATCGGCCCACGTCGTCGCTTCGTTCGTTCCGTTCGATTCTCTCAGTGTTCGCGAAGTTCCCGCCTTCCCGCGATCTTCCCGCCATCCCTCTTCCCCTCGTCTCTCCGTTCCACGTTGACGTTATGCCGTTCCCTTCTCAAAGTCAAGCATCAAATACTATGAAAGTGCGAACGGCCGATACTCGCGAGTATCGGCCGTTCGTTCGGTTGGTTGGTTCGTTCACACTCTCGCGATTCGCGAGTCAGTCAATCGTAACGCGAACCCGTACGGGTCGGCCTCGTCGAGCGTTCGCGGGTTCGCGATCGGCCCTTTACCCTTTAGCAGTACCACGCTACCCGCAGGATCGAGTGTTCGATCGTCCGTCTCATCCCCATCGACCACGGGAAACACGCGATCCCCGAATCGCACTCCTGCAACGTGATCGGTAGGCGCGTCGCGTCCGATCCCGCCGACAACGGCGGCAACCGTTCCACCGTTCGCGAGATACGCGCTCGCGAGTTCTTCGCTCGCACGTTCCGACCACGAATAGACTACCCGCGTACCGTTCGCATACCCGCTACCCTTCATCGCGAGACGAACGGCCGACGGTCGCTTGGTATACGCGTAAGCTTCAATTCCGAAGCGCGTAAATAGGCTGGAGATCTCGGGGAAAGTCTCGAAGCCTATATCGGTGGCCACGTTCAACCGAGCCACCGTCCGAACCTCCAGTGCGCGCGCGATTCGCGCGGCGCGCGCTCCAGCGCGGACCAATTCTGCCCCCGCCGCTACGGGGTGTTCTCGCATCGCGCGAAGCCGACGAGCGCGCGCGCCGATGATCGACTCAGGATTCATGCGCGCGCGGCCGCACGTCGGCCCCAACACACAGAACCCGCCACAAGCACCGATCGCGGGGCAGGGATTGTACACACGCGAGTCCGCTCCGCTCGCGCCCGTAAACGCGAGGGTGACGCTCGCGTTTTTCGCGAGTTTGGTATTCCCGCTCGCATGCGGCGCGGAAACTTCGAAGAGGTCGGTGCTGCCTAAATCCTCGCGAAGTCTCGCGATAGCACCGCGAAGGTAGCGTGCATTTCCGGTTGCGGTAATTGCCGCGCGGATTCCGCGAGCGAACCCATCCCTCCATTCGTGAGTCTCGAATGGGGGAAGGGCGAGTGCGGCGACGGCGGCGGGTGGAATTTGGGGAAGGGAGAGTTTCATGGTTAGAGTCCCGCGATAAAGGCAAAGGTGAGCAGAACGAATGAGAGAACGGTAACGAGTGCGAATCCGATAGAGATATCGCGTTCGTGTTTCGCACGGTTGAAAGTTCGACGGTTCACGACATCCCTACCTTCCGAAACGCAATTTCCATGCGGCGGGTAGAAATGATTCCGCAGGAATGTTCCACGGCCCACGCGATAGCGTCTGAGCCATTATCGCGTTCGAGTTTCTCAAGGCGAGCACGCGCACGCTCTGCGCGGGCGAGCGCGCGGCGCGCGAGCGTAAATTCACCTCTACGGGCGAGCGCGTGCGCTTCGCTCGCGTTCCTCTCGCTCGTCACGAACGATCGAAGTGCAAGAAGGGACGCGCGAGTTTTTTCGGCACGCAAGGCTATGATTGTTTCGAGGAAAGTCATCGTGCAACCTCCGAAGGGTTGGCGATACCGTGCGCGGCGCAGTAAACCTCGACTGCGGCGAGAAGGAAGCGAACATTCGCTTCGGGGTTCCGCGAATTAATCGCGCATCCGTTGCGGTAGTCTTCAATCGCGTTCGGAGTCTTGAGGAACGTGAAGACGCTACGTTCCGTCGCATCATCACGCTCGCCGCGGGCGGCGAGCGTGATGAGTGAAAGTGCGTCGGTACTGATTATCTCTTCGGTTACTGATAGTGCGTCGGGGTTCATTGCATGGCTCTTCTTTCTGCGGGTTGTTCCCGCGCTAGGATCTTACATCCTGTATCGGTAAGCGCACGTGGGAGGATTCAATTTTTCCGAAGTTTTTTTGTTCGGGGTTTGTTCGGTATGTCGACCGTCCCTAACAAACACCGTCCCTAACAGGTTCCGAACGCGCCGGCCACGTCGCGAGTCACGCGCGCCAGCCGTTCAGTATTGAAAGCGCGAGCGCATGCGTGCGCCTTGCGTGCGTTGCGCGCGCATTGAGAATACTCGCTGGCGCGTTTCTCCAATCGCCGGCGGCGCGGCGGACGCGCAGGATTCCGCAGCTCGTAGCCACGCTGGAATCAATCCGCGCAGCGAATCGCAAATTTTCTTGCGGTCGTAAGTCCCGCTCTCGCGCGCATATACGCGAATACGGACCGTATTAGTAGGGAAATATTGTAGTGGCGCGCTCGACTACGCCGATACACGCGCTATCATTACACCAACGCGGCGAGTGCCGCAGAAAGAAAGGTAGAAACCATGTTCGCTGAAATCGACCCCTACTACATCGAAGCTGTCGAAACTCTGAACTCGCACTTTTCATCATCCGCAGACTTTTTCCCTAGCAATCTCGCGATCGTTTCGCGCACGGCTTGGGGTGTCGCTGATAAGCACCGCCGGCATTTAGAGCGCGCGCTGATGTCTCGCGCTCGCGAGCTCGCGAACGAAGGCCAGTGCCACGCGCAGGATCGCCGATTCCGTTGCGGTCTGCAATTCCACGGCGACGGCACGTTGTGGGCTACGATTCGCCACAACGGCGAGCACGTCACAGTGCTAGTCGCGATTGAAGCAGAGTCGATCCGCGATGGCATGCATCCGGAGCTCGATATCGCCAAGCGCACAGCGCAAGCTGAGGCCACGCTGTGGACCGCCGAATTGAACGCGCGCGCTTGCCAACGCGCCGCGCAACACACTTTCAATCGATCACCACTGATCGTTTCCGATGGTCGCCAGCGCCGCGCCGCCGGCGTTCCTGGAGCGATGCCCTACGCCGGCGAGTACGCGATGTGGCTTCGCCAGCGCAGCGATTATCTGCGCATGGCCGAGATCCAGCGGAAGGTCCTTCGCGAGCTTGGCGTTAACCCCGAATTCGAGGCAAACGTGACGGAAGGGGGTGCGGCGTGAGATTGATAACTGCCCGATACTTTGGAATCGCTTCGGACGGCACAAAGATTCGACGTGGTCAGGAAATCCTATGGGATCATCGCGCGCGCGTCGTTGTCACGTCATGCCCTAATCGCATCGCGGAATGGCGAGACTCGCAAGTTCCAGACGCGCTAGACATCGCGTTTGAGGATTCTTGTGCGCGCGCTTGCGGGTTGGATTCCCTGTCTCCGTTCCGTGATTGACCGCCGATCCTCCGCTACCCGCCCGATGCGACCGGACGGGGTGCGGGCGACCGTCGCCCACAGAAACGGACCGTATTGAGAGAGAACATGAGCAACAAAAGAGAATCTCGGACCACGCGCACAAATCTTGACCACTACAACAAAGCGGCGCACACCGACATCGACGCACGGCTGAAAAGGCTTGGCCGTTCGTGGAATTGGCTTGGTCAGATGGCAGAGGCCAACGGCATCGCATGCTTAGCAGCGATCACACATTGGGGAAATGGCCGTGTGAAGCAGGTCGGTTGTGGTGTATATCGTGCGCTATGCGACATCCTCACCGCCGAAGAACGTCGAATGAAAGAACCCGTCCGTATTCCGGAGGCAAAATGAGCAGTCTGAGTGGCCTGTCACTGCAAGATTGTTTCATGCTGATTGATCCGCGCGTTCGGTTCAATCTCGTGCATGACATTGTTCACACCGCTGGCGACATCGCTTGCATGCGGAAAATTCCAGGGGACATGGGCGGCACGATCTACGCGCTGTACGAGGACGAGCTTGGGTTCGTCTACGTCGGCATCGCGCAGTCCGTTGGCGACGATACCCCGTTCGAGGATTGGTGCGCCGACCAACGCGCCCACCCGTTCGCGAAAAGTCTTGATCGCGTGGATCTTTTGGGGAACTACCTCAGGGACGGTGGAGCGTGAACGCGGTTATTTATCTTCGGGTATCCACAGACGAGCAAGCGCACAGCGGATTGGGCCTCGAAGCCCAGCGCGCTGCCTGCGAATCGAAAGCGCGCGCACTAGGCGCGACATCTGTCTCCGTATTCGCTGACGAGGGGGTGAGTGGTTCAACCCCCGTCGCGGATCGTCCGCAACTGACCGCCTGTCTCGAAGCCCTCGAACGCGGCGACGTTCTCGTCGTTGCGAAGCGAGATCGAATCGCTCGCGACTACATGATGGCAGGGTGGGTTGATCTAGAAGTCGCCCGCAAGGGCGCGAGGCTCGCGTCCGCCGCCGGCGAGGGGACCGACTCCGACGATCCGATGTCGCGCGTCATGCGGGTCATCGTCGATGCATTCGCGCAGTACGAACGCGACATGATCCGCGCGCGCACAGCGGCTGCGTTAAAGGCCAAACGCGCCCGTGGCGAGAAGACGGGCGGCGTTGTCCCATTCGGATATCGCGTGGCCTGTACGGAGATCTGCGACGGCAAGGAACGCAAGATCCTCGTCGCGGACGCACACGAGCAAGCGGCTATACGTCGCGCCCAAGAGCTTCGATCGGAGGGATTGGGATTCCGGCTCATCGCGCAGCGGCTGGCTTCGGAGGGCATCCGTGGCCGGAATTGCTCTGTCCTCGCGCACACGACGATTCGGCGAGTGCTAGGCCATGATCTTGTGGCCGCAGCTGGGGCAGCGGATCGTCCGTGAGGCCGTTCCCTTCCGATCCAATACCGCGCGCCCTTCAGTTGTGATCTCGTACTGCCCATGCGATAGCCGGCGTAGATAACCAAGCGCGATCAGTCGCGAGCAATGTGCGTGAATGGTCGCGCGGTTCCTACCCAACTCCTCCGCGATGTCACTCTGCGTGAGTTCGACCGCAGATGGCTTTGCGTAGCGGACAAGTACCTGACGAAGCGTCTCTGTGAACCGTGCCATCAATCACTCTCCGTATTCGCGTAGCAGATCATAATCTCAGCGCGTGGCGCGCCATCTTTCTCAGCGTAGAACTTTCGTTGACTACCCGTCCAAATGTCTTTATCGTCGCCGATGATCCCCGCGTCCACTAGCGCATCGCAAATTGCCTTGTCGATGTTGTCGCGGTCAGGTTTGCACATCGCTGGGAGCGGACCAGGGCCGGCCTTCCGACCCATGAGTCGCTTCGGCCTCGGCAAATACGCCACCCAATGGAGAGCGATCAATCCGCGCATCGGTGTGAGTTCCGGAGGTACTGCTTCTCGCGCGGCAATCGCGACAGCAGCCTTGAACGAGTCAGCTGTCGATGGGGTCCACATCCTCGCCCTGCCACCGAACGAAGCGGCCCTCGCTCGGGGTTGACCCTTGGGGATTGCTTGTGCTGTGAATGTCCATTCCATCCTTTGGTTCCAACTTTCTCAACTTGGCTTCCTGAGCCGACAGAAGCCGACGCAGTCGAATGATCTCGTCCATCAGTACGCGCGCGATGGCTGGCTTAACAGCACGGTTTGATTCAATCCCGTCCTGCGCCGCTATCAGCGCCCTCAGTACCGTCTTGGCTCTCGCCTCTGACATCGTGGTTCTCCGTATTCGTGGGCGTTACGCGCGCGCGTTGCGTCGAGACAATCTTCTTGATGCGGTCGGCGACTTCGGTGCTGACCTGTCCCGTGATCGTAGTGGGCTTTCCGGAGTCGAGCCGTTCAATTCGATCCATCTCCACAGCCATTGCTCGGTTGTCTGACTGGAGCATGCGGAGGATCTCGACGCACTTAATCGCGTCACGCATTCGACCGCTCGCCTGCGCCATCTGCATCATGTCCATGACGTGGTGCGCAAGACGCTCCATGCCTTGCGGCATCTCGTAGGGCTTGATCGCGCCGATTCGCAGCATCTGTTTATAGATGGACAGATCGGATCCGCTCTGCGGCAACCAAAGTTCTTTCACTCCAGACTCGGGAGCCACACCCAAGTCCGACCCGCCTTCCCTGGTTGCTCCACGATCGGATGCCCCATGTGAATCAGCGCCCACATTCCCGGCGCGCAAGTCTTGCCGAACTTGGTCCGTGCGATCACCTCGTCGATTCTCCCCGCCGTCGCGATGTAGTGGAGGTACTCCAGATCGCGAGGAGTCTCCATGCCCGTCAGTTTTACGCTTGCCGGCCATTGGAATTCCTCCGGTCGTTTGAATCGCCAATCAGTATCAGCCAATCGTCTCTCCTGCCACCGTGATTCGCTACCTCCCGCGCATCCTTCATCCCCCACGGGGGCAGGATTATTTCCACGCTGCTCACCGACCCACGCAGCGTCCTCGCCAGGCTCTCTGCGCCGCCAATCCCTGCCCCATCGTTGTCGGAAACGATCACCACCCGATGACCCCGTACCCATCGTTGAATCTCCTTTTCGCTGCCACGGCACGAGGGCCGACCTATTGCGCTCAACTCCATGTCGAGCATCGCTGCAACGTCTGTCGGCCCCTCAACAATCCAAATGATTTCCGATTTGGAAATCCCCGATGGTATGAAGAGGCCCGAGCGAGAGCCGCGAATCGCAAGCTTCTGCCCATTCTCCAGCCTCGTGCGGAACCCGACGATCTCATGCCGATGATTCCGCATTGGAAACGTCCACGCGCTTCCATTCCATCCCGTGCCAATCCGTTCGAGCGAGTCCCTCGACACGCCGAGCGCAAGAGCAAGCAGCGCAATCCTCGACTCACCCTGACGAAGGAACTTCGCTTGCATCTTCTCCGCGTCAGGCAATGGCTGAAGCTCCTCAGATGGACGCTCCCATTTCGATGTGATCGGCGTTGATGCCCCGTCTCGAAATGGATGCATCCACCCCGCATCGCCGATCTTTCGTCCACCCTCGGTGCGAGGACAGATCGCCAAGCCACGGATCTGATCAACGAGACACCACGAGTCATGGCTACAGATCGGACAGGGACCACGCCGCGTGCAGCGGCTGCCCTCGAAGGCGATTTCGCCCGTCCTGCTATCGATCAGCGTGAAGACAGACATTTGTGCGCCCTCCTTGCGATCCACTCCGCGACGTTGACCGTCACAGCATTGCCAAGTTGTTTGTATCTATGCGAGTCAGCGGTCGGCTTTTCATCCGTTCCGATCTGCGTCCATCCATCAGGGAATCCTTGGAGACGTTCGCACTCGACCGGAGTCAGGCGACGAACAGTCATGGGCGTAGCGATCGCATGGGTCGTTCGCGTGTCTCCCGTGTCGAACCCGTTCAGCGTGTTCGCGAGTCCGTCATCGACCCATGTCTCATCGTCTTCGGATGACTGCGCGCGTCGAGACTTGCGAAATGCTTGAGCGACGAGATGCGTATGCCCACCCTGTCGGTTCTCGCGATCCTGCAATGTCGCGCTCTGATCGCTCGCCTCGTAGCGATAGTGGCCGTGCGGGGAGAATGGCTGTAATACCGCTCCAAAGTTTCCCTTGTCTGGCATTCGCTGCGCTCCGTTCGCATTCTTCTTCGTCAGGGTCGCGGCGCAGTCTCCACCGTCCCACCAGCAACCGACATCAGCGCATCGCGCAGCATCGTCGGCAACGACTTCCCGCGCCTTTCCGCGCGACGGAGGATCCCCGCCGCTGCCCTCGGCGAGAGCAAGTACTTCTTCGGAGCATCCGATTCGAGAACTTGCGACAACGAACACACGACGGCGGCGTTGGGCCACTCCGAAGTACTGGCTGTCCAGAACTCTCCACGCGACCTCCTCACAATCCCAGCCCTCCCCCACTTCACGGAGGACGGTGGCGAAGTCGAGTCCATGATTACTTGACAGCAGTCCTGGGACATTCTCAAGTACGAGGAGTTTGGGGTTAAGTTGTCGAACAAGTCGCATTGCGTCATGGAACAGACCCGACCTTTCGCCGGCCAATCCGGCTCTTTTACCTGCCACGGAGAGATCTTGGCAAGGGAATCCACCACACACAACATCGACTGGCGCAAGTTGCGCGGGATCAACTTCACGGATGTCACCGTAGATCGTCGCCTCGGGGAATCGCTTGCGAAGCACGGCTTGAGCATTTTTGTCCCACTCAATGCACCAAGCGACCTCAAATCCAGCTCGCTCAAAGCCAAGATCGAAACCGCCGATGCCTGCGAACATTGAGCCGACCTTCATTTTGATTTCCTAATCGCATACTCGTATGCGGTTCTTGCGTAGCGGAACTTGGACATTGCTTCAAACCATTCGAGTGCCTTGCGCTCAAATTCATCCTGCGGTTGAACGCGAGAAAGCATGGATCGCATCCCGCATCGAACACTCAAAGAAAAACTTGGTCGCCTCAATCCCGATTGAGTATTTTTGCTGCTGCGACTAGAGCTTCCAACTCTTTCACGCTGACGAGGAAGTTTGTCAGATACAACCTGTCCTCGGACTTCCCGTTGTTTACCCATGTGTTCACCTCAATGAAGCTTGGATTGTGATCGCTGATTTCAAGTTCCGTGATCATCCACAGGTCCTCAAAGTCATTGACACCGTGACGCTCTTCAAGGATTTTCTTGACCTCCGGAATCATGTTGGAGGCCAAGTGTTCAAAAACTCCGTCTGATTCAATCTGCACCTTGAACATCGCGTGACCTCCTAATTTTTGCCCTCATCTCCTCAACAGGAATGAGCCATTCAACAGGTATGCCGAAGACCCAGCCTCCCGACCTCATCGCGTTGCCTTGCTTGTCTACAGGCTCAACAAGAACGCACTCGCGGCCTGCCATGTCAAACGTCTCTCTGCCGCAAACGCGAGCTCGGAAGTAGACGATGTCATTAGTCTGTACAGGTGCATGGGATGATTGGCTCATCGTCATCTCCATTAAAAAGTTCCGGCTGGATTCTTATTTGGTGAAGCATCTGCGCGTAGGACGGAATGTCCTTTCGGAACTTTGCGCCAATCTGCTCCTCTCGTTCAATCCACCATTGTGCGAGCGTTGGATCATGGCGCATCACGCGCTCAAGATGGCCTCTTCCTTTGAGAAAGCACATATCGCAATTTCCGAAAGCGCGGTCGTTGTTTGGAAGGATGAGATCAAATTCCTGTTGCGACCAAAACTTCATCACATCATCGATGCCATGCCCAGCTCTCGCTAGCGGACATTCATAGTCGAATCCCTGTCTGGTAGTTCCTTGAACGCGGTGAACTCGACGCGGCTCGTCTGCGCGAAGCCCAACAACCATTGTGCATTCATTAATGCCAATGGATTTCATGTACTTCGCCATTGCCTTAACTTTCAATTCCTCAGTGCAGAAACGAGTCACAGGATTAGGCAGATATTTCTTCTTGGTGATCAGTTCTGAAAATGGCTCACCGTTGCGAGAACATGATTCGTAAGTCACCTCACGACATCCAGTCTCATTCTGAAAGTCTCGCTCAACCCAAGTGATCTTGACAGACCATCGCGCAGAAATCTCTTTGACGAAATCAAGGGTTGTCGGATATTCCTTGCCCGTGTTGGCGAACAGGACATATCCATTATCGGGGAGAGATCCTCCATGAGCATCAAGAATGTTGCGAAGCATGAACGCGCTTGTTCTGCCTCCGCTGAATGACACTACGAATGGCGGATCTATCTTGTATGGATTCACAACGCCTCCATTTGACACTCGTCGCCTGATTCATCCTGGTATTTGCCAAAGCAGTCCCAGCCACGCTTGATCTCAACCTCGCGTGGAGTGCGTTTGAGAGAAAGAGAAACCCACTCGCACACTTCCCGCCTCGCATCATCGCGTTCCCGCTGCGTCTCTTTCCGGTCTATGAAACACGCGGCCAACTCTTCCTGCTCAATTCGCAATGCCTCGCGCAGCCGTTCGATCTCGTCGGCTGCTTCGCTGAACATTTGCCGCATGAAATACCCGCCGTCTGATTCGCGAAGCCGCGCCACGATGTCATCGCTCATGTGTATCTCCCAACGATGAATCCGAATGCAAAGAGGAACAACGCCCATCCGACACACGCAATAAGCGCGAACACCTGAAAGTCGCGGTCAATTTTTGGATCTGACTCGGGCAGCATTGGACAATCTCCCTTCAAGTTGCTTCAACTCGGACTTCAAGTCTGCGATACGTTGTCGAATCCCTTCGATGCGATTGCGAAGTTTGGCGCGATCCACATCAGTCTGAATTCGTTCATGCCACGGGTGATCGGGTTTAGGCTTTACTGCGGTCATTTGCGTCTCCACTCATGATCAAGAATCCTGATTGCCAACTCTGCCATCAGGCGATTGGTGAACTTGAACTTGTAGTCTCGACTCTTCTGCCGGCACAAACGGTCAAGAATGCGCTTGGTCGATTCGCTGATCGCCACAGTTCGACGCGGACTCTTCTGCTTCATAGGCATGGTCGGCTCCTGTTTGAGCAATGTATGACAGATGTTTTATGGTGTCAACTTGCAAGCGCGCGCGCTTCGGCGGATTTTCCGTTCTTAATTAGATCGATCATTTGACTCGCTCGCTTGCGATCAACATTCGAGGGATCGATACCCGCGCGCCGCAGTACCCAAGCCTGCTTATCGCTTGGACGCTGCATGATCGCTTCGATCAGTTGCGATGCTTTCCCTGTGTCGAGATTGTTCGTGCGGATGCCTGCGCGTTCGAGCATGACCTTTTGCTTTTCAGTTGCAGGGATATTGCGCTGCCACCACGGGACGCTCTTTGGAACGATGCCGAGTGCCTCGAATGGATCGATCTCTTGGCTCTTGAATGTGGCCTTGCCGATGATGTGTTCGCGCCTAAGAGCCTCAATCTTCTTTTGATGCTCGCGCTCTTGATGATTCAACATCTCCAACACGTCAAATTCGTCGCCAACTCCAGCGTCCTCGCGTTGTTCTTTCTCACGTTTGGCGCGAGCAACCCCGACATCCATGCTGCCGCCAAGCACATCGCCTGCATGCACAAGCGTGTGCCGACCTGAGTTACCAAGGAAATCAAGCGCAAGGATGTGGCTCTTGGCCGATGCAGCGATTGCGGCACTGCGCTCCTCTGCGGTTGCGAGGCCGTCAATGACGCGCGGAAGCGTTCGTGTGCCACGGCCAAGCATCTGCACATACAGCGCGCGACTCTGTGTTGGGCGCATCATTGCGATCACCTGCACACCCTTGCCGTCGTTTGCTGGATCGTCCCATCCTTCGGTGGCGACGGCGACGTTTACGAGGTACTGCAACTTGCCTTCGGAGAACTGGCGAAACAGCTCGCGGCGCACGTCGCGCGGCGTTCCACCATGCACAATCGCTGCCGCGCCTGTGTTCATGCCTGGACGATTCAACTGCTCTGCAATTCGCTCCGCGTGTTTCACCGTCGCAGCGAATACAAGCGTTCTGCGGTCACCGACGATCTGAACCATCGGTGAAACCATCTCAAGCAGCGATGTCTCCAACGCTGTTTCAAGATCATTCAATTGAAAGTCAGATCCGTTCTTGCGCGCAGCGGACAGGTCAAGTTTCTCGCATTGCACGAAACGCTGACGCACAGGTACAAGCCATCCATCGCGGATGCCATCCGCAACGTCGTACTGATACGCCACGGTGTCGAACACCTGTGCGAGCGCGCGCTTGTCGAGTCGATCGGGAGTTGCTGTCACTCCGAGCAGCTTGGAATCTGAGTGCGCCATGTAATGGTCAATGACCTTTTTGTATGACGCGCTTGGTGCGTGATGGCATTCATCCACCACGACAAGCCACGGATGATCGTTGCGGAAGCGATGCATGCGCTTGCGCTCGCTCTTACCAGCGACCTGCGTTTGAATTGAGGACACGACCACGGACGAAACCCCGTACATCGACTGCTCGTTTGAACGAAGATCGCCCATCTCAATCGCCGCTTCAAGACCCGTCACCTGACGGATCTTGTCTGCGGCTTGCGTGATGAGTTCCTCGCGATGAGCAAGCACAATGGCCCTGCGACCCTCACGGTTCAACGCGCGACGAATGACTTCAGAGAACACGACTGTTTTGCCAAGTCCCGTTGCAAGAACTGCGACGGTGCTTCTGTTGCTAGCGAGCTTCTCGCATATGCCGCGCACAGCATCATTCTGATATGGACGTAGTTGCATGGTGGCTCCATGTTTATGAGCAGAGAGTATGCCAAGCCGACTGAACTTCCGGCGGCAAATGTTTCCAACGGTTGTATAGATCTCTCGCCGACTCCGGTGTTTCGCATGTCACACGAGCGAGGAGATTGAATCCTGCATTCAACTTCTCGTGCGACACCCCGATGACAACCATGCGACGGACTTGATGGATTTCAAAGTTCGATGAGGTCATATCGAAATGGATATTGACCTTCGCAAGGATCGTCAAAGTACTCATCGATTTGGCTTCAAACTGTTCAATCGCGCTTTGTTGACCCAGCCCGTTTGATGGCACTTCTTGCATCCTTCACCTCCACACTCAGGACATACAGCAGCAGGACGAGCAGACATGACGTGATCACGCGCATCTCGAATGTGCTTGAGCAGCGCGCTGCCGCTTGTAAGCAGCCAAGCCTCTGCGCTCGTCTTCGACAACTGCTGCGCCATGTCGGCACACGAATCAATCGAAGTGAGAAGTTGTTTGAACAACTGTTTAACCTCGTCGATGTTGGCCTCGCCAAGAGACTTCTCCAGCGAGTTGTTTGCGCGACGTTCTGCCGCTTCGCGAATATCGCGCGCGGTTACGTTGCGATCTTCAATCTCTGCCTCTTCTAGCGCGTCACGCCAAACACCGCCGCGCTCGTCCTCATCGATTGCCGCGAGAGCTTCGGCCTGCGCCGCGTTCTCAGGTTGCGGAAGGTCTTCGGGCAACGATGCAATAGCCTCAACTGCGCTGATCAACTGCCGGCCACGGGAGGCCGTGAAGCCCCAACGTGTTTGGCAATAGTCCTCAAACGTCAGGTACTGCGCTCGGTACAAGCGATTCGATTGAATCTCCGCAAGTGCGGAGCCAACCTCCAAGAACGATTTCATGCCCTTGTTGATCAGGGTTTCAAGGTGTTCTAATCGGTGAACTTCAACTGTTGTAAGTTGACTCATTGGTTTGTCTCTGTGAAAACAAACAACCCCGCAGCGCAAGGCCACAGGGTCGCTAAGGGGAAAAGATCAGTTGGGATCACTACAGATCCGAGGAGCGAGATTGTAGTCGCAAGGTGCATGGTGTCAAACAAGGGGGCCAAGGTCTTGCGACCCTGACCCCCCGAAAGGTAGAAATCAAGCAGTTGTGTCCGTCGTCTCAGTTGCGGTCTTTCGACTGCGTTGCGCCTTGATCCACGACTGGATGCGCGACAACCATTCTGACGGCCACGATGTCATGTCATCTCCGCCATTCAACCCCGCCTTCGTCATTGTCGCCTTGAGATCCTCAATCGTCAATCCCTTGGCTGCAAGTGCTTTCGCGACAGATTTCGCTTCGGCTGATGTAATCACGCGCACGGCGGTAATCACGGCAGGATTGACTTCTGCGGCCTCGGAGCGAATAGCCTCCTCCTCGGCCTGATCGACAGCGGGATCGCCTTGACGGTATTCCTGCTGCGGCGCGTGAAACGCTGGAGCGTCGGCCTGCGACATTTCCTCGGGGCTGTAGAGGCCGGACAGTTCCGCAGGGAACGCCTTGCGCAGCGCGAGCATCTCTGCGCACTTCGCGAGCATGAGAGCAGGCATCTTGGGCCATTGACCTGTAGGCGCGCCCTCTTTGTTCCGTTGGCAATACTCGCCCCACAGCGCAACAGCATAAAGCGGTTGGACGAAGCCCCTCCGCGCGACTCCCACGCGAGCAGCCACGGGAGGGGTCTTCGCCAACCACACGTCCTTCCACACGCCGTCGTCGCCGCACCAGTATGGGCCGTCCTGCCCCGCGTACTCGCCGCTTCGCTGCGCCACGAGCCGCGCGCCGTCAATGCTGACTTGGGTCTGCATGACTTCGCGACGTTCGCGAGAGTCCCACCTCTTGATGGCGAATATCTGACGGGCGAACGGATCAAGTCCTGTGCGGTTACAGATGGCGACAAACAGTTCAAGTTCGTCGTTGGAAGCACCCTTGGCGATTGTACGCGCGATCAGGCCCACCTTATCGCTGTCAAGTTGTCGAATGGCAAGTTGCGTCATTAGAGCGTCTCCTCTTCTTTGGCGACCTTCCAACGCGGAAGCGAAATTGTCTCAATCAACTCCGTGTACGCCGGCCAGTTGTCGCGCGCGATGCAATCGATGAGTACGGGAATCGCACGAGCAATTTGCGTAGCTCCCTCAGTGATCGCGTCGTGGTCAAGTTGGTAGCAGGCGACTGCAAATGGCATCTCCTTCTCAACGGCAATGAACACCATGCCCTCGACATCGAACCCAGCGCGCTTCATCGCCGCCATGTACCAAGCAGCTTGTATGTGATATGAGAAGTTGGCAACCGATTTTGTGAAACCCGCGCGACTTGCGTCGGTAGTGGACTTCAAATCAACGATGCAGCGTTGTTCGATGTTGTAGCCGTCAATGCGCGCCTTGCAGGGGATCGTTCCATTCGGCCAATCCGCCTTCCAAAAGACGCTCAACTCGCGCTCAGTCAAGCCGCCGATGAGGTCGCGAGCAGTCGTGTGCTCCTCGACCGCCTGAGCCATCGAAGTCGCAGCACCGTAGTCCGCAGCGGTCAGAACCGTCTTACCGCCGCTCGACTCAACAAATTCCGCCCACGCCGCCTTACCCGCAGTCGTTCGACGGTCAACGTCAGGAGCGACCACGAAATCCTCGTGGAAACGCTTTGGCTCCAACACGCATGCATGGAATGCCTCGCCGAGCGCGAACGCTGACGATTGCTTCGGGAAACGATCCATCACCCGCAAGTGTGCTGGACTGCGCATGAACTCCTTCAACCGCGATGCCGATGCGGCAACAACGGCGTGATAAGCATGCGACGGCATATCTCGCTTGACTTCTACCATGTCAAATTTCCTTTGAAAGCCCCCCTGCTGCCGCCAAGTCGGAGCCACCACATCGGCGGCAGCAAGGGGGAAGGGTGTTCGGTTGTGTGGTGGCGCAACTACTCTATCGGCAAGTTAGAGGGTTGTCAATCGCAAGTTTTCTTGCGATCAGCCAATCATCGTCTGCGCAAACCACGCTTTGATCCGATCGGTCAACTTGCGATGTCGGCCCTTGGCTGCCCCCCACTTGCCAAGCGGACACTTCTGCTCGGGCATCGTCAGCTTGACCGTGAGCCGCGCGCGCTGCGAAACACCACACCCACACGACGAACAGAAGCCGATTTCATCAGGGATTTTATCCGTGACCATGCGCCTCGGACACGCAATGCAAGCGGCCTTGCGCTCTTCAAATACCTCGTCAGTTACGGGGCCATACAACTGCAACGACGCTTCTGCCGTCAAGTACTTCTTGACATTCGCAACGGAAACGTCGCGCTCAGGAATGGGCGCGTTGTTCGTCTCCGCAGGCTTGATGACTTTGGAGGTCGGCATCTGATCCGTGTTGTAACTCTTGCCGCGTCGGAAATAGAGAGGGTTCATGTAGGCTCCTGGCACTCCATCGTGTGACCAATGCAGGCAATCTGCTCTGGTGTTGTAAACACATCAGCGGCGCAATCTGTTCGCGCTGGACACGGATTCGACGGGCCATCTTCCGGACAGCCATACGTCGTACCACCGTAAGCGCATTCTGTGTACACAGTGCATCCGCCCGAACAGCATAGATCGGAGATCGTGTACTTGGGGTTTAACGGATCCGCAGGCTCAATGATTTCATTGCACATTGCCGCCGGCGGCTGATGACCACGATCAACTGCAGGCCACGCATTGAACGATGGAAGCGCGGGAGTTTCGGTGCGACATGCGAATGGAATCTCGTCCTCCCACGAGTCGCGTGAACGTCTCGCCTCTGTCAGGAACGAATCGACGGTGTACAAGCAAATGTACGTTTGCTCTGCCTCGCAAACTCCAAGGCTCGCGTTGTACGTCAAATCGTTCTTGACGTAGTACTGGCTGTACACGAAGCGAACTCCCTCGCACTCAGGGAAGATTGAGAACTTGCGGCAGACTTGAGGTGGATCGCATCCTGCAACTGGAGCAGCTCCACATTGAGTACACGGACCTGCGCAGACATCGCAATACACCGCTGTTGGACAAACGGCAGAGCATGGAGTGCAAATCGGATTTGGTCGTGGTTCTCCACGGAACGCCAACAACGGCGAAGAAAGAATTTCGGGGCCACCAATACCCTCGTTGCGTCCATATCCCGCAGCGATTGCGTCCAATTCTGAAAGTCCTGTTCCCGCACCAGCATTCCATCCTGCCCATTGCCAGCCACCAGGAATCCCACGGAAATACACCCATTGACGCTCTCGCCAATAGTTGTAGTCATCTTGATTTGCAGGATTGCCAGGATAGTTCTTCATGCACACGGCTTGAAGATCTGCCTGATCAACAAACACGTCATCCTTATGAAGGTACGGACGATTCGTAACACCAACAGTCGGATCGCAGAATCGCTTGCGGAATGGCCCAAGCGTGTGCATGTCTTCCACGTCTTCAATGCACAGGTTGTATCCAGCGGTTGGGAATCGCGCGTGAAGATCGATGAATGCCTGACGCTGCTCAGGTCGCCAGTCCTTGATGCCGATGTATCCGGCATCAGCAAGCTTGCGAAGAGTTTCCTGATTCGTCGGCTGTCCCTTGACACCGATCTCAATCATCAGTTGGTTGTACTCGTCCGCCTCAATCACGCCGTTTGACAGCGCGTCATCTAGATCGCATTGGTACAGCGGAATTCCACTGCAAGCGAAGATCCACCACTTCGGGACAAGATCGTCGGTCTGAAATGGAACACCGCTACAGTTCGATCCCGATGTGCTGACCGTGCAGCCTGGAACGCGAATACGAACGCCTGTCGGACAATCCGCGATCTTCCACCAACGCTCGTAGAACACCAAGCACAAGAACTGGTCATACAGTCGAGCCTTGAACGGAAGAGGAGATTGCGATAGCGGCTGTCCATCCTTGTGGCACGTCATATCGATGAACCACAGAGTTTCAGCGTTGTTCTTCAGATCGTCCTTGCGCGAGTTTGAGAGGCCACCTCGGTTTGTGCCAAACCATGTATTGCACAAGCACGGCGGATCACCTGGCGGTGGAGGGAACACCGTGTAGCAGCATTGATCCGAATCGTACTCAGGATGGCAGCACGGGTTCTTGCAGGCTTCGCCCTGCATGAAAATGTTGTCGTATGTAGGCAACTCAATCAGATTCACAGGCTGATCGAATTCCGCATATCGAAACACGAAGCGACATTCTGCAAACTTGTAAATCGATTGAACTGGAGGCATCAAAGCTTGCGATTGTGAGTAGCACACTTCGCAATCGGGATCGCCAGGAATCACGGATGCCTGCACATAGTGCTGCTGCACGTTGTAACCCGGCCTGCCATTCCACAGCACGAGCGTATCTGCGTGATGGCAACAGCCGTCTTCGATTTCCGTGCCAACAATGCAGTCACGAATACAGCGCGGACCACAGCAGCACGATCTAGAAAGCGTCATTCGTCCTCGTCCTCTTCTTCTGTAGCGGTTTCTTGATCTTCAGACGATTTCATCACCATCGCGTTGCACAGCATGGCGTTACCTATCTGATGCCGCCAAAATTGAGTGCTTCGCTTACGCTGCGTAGTCCAAAGAATTACGACGGCATCCGCCCCCGCCTCCTCAATGAGGAGGCGCGCAGCTCGTTCTGCTGCGTACAGGGGCGTGATGTCATCGCGTGGAGTAGGCATCAATATCGAATGTCGAATTGAACGTTGTCCACAGCGAAAGAAAGACCTTTAGCATTTGCTGCAAGATTTCTTGCAGTGAACTGCATTCGTTGGTTGTTTATAACTTCTCCAGGTATAAATGTTTTCGTGTACACCAAAACATTGTTGATGTAGAAGCGCGCGTCAGCACTATTTGCCACAATGAGAAGCTCGTCTGTATCGGTTGCGGTCACGCCACTATCGACGAACAAAGACCCCGTCGAGTTACTGTCGTAACAGATTGTCCAATTCAAGAGCGATTGAGTTCCTCCGAGCGTAAACCCCATAAATTCTGCGCTTCCGATTGGGTTTGCAGGAGGGTTTACACTTGAACTTCCGAAGTATAAAAATCCATCGGATGTTTGAGTTCCAGCTCCGACTATTGCGGTTTTAAATCGCATCAATTTAACATTTTGAGAAGTCTGACTGGCAAAAAATGAACTGTTGATGTACGCGGTAGCAACTCCGCCCAAATTCGTACCCGCATTTAAAAGAACATCTCCAGTTGGAATAATTCCATATGGAGCAGTTATAGATCCACCGCTTGCCGTGGCGGTTGATGTTGACCCAAGTCCCGTGAAGTAGTCATCAACGATTCGGAAAACTTTTGCCGCGTTGAAGTTCTGAGAGACATATGTCTCTGGATCAGTTCCATTGATCTTCACCACAGTCGGATTCGGAAAGGTTCCGCTGAGATCGCCGCCGGCAGGAACCGCAAGCGTGTCTTGAATGGTGAGATTGGTCTGAGTACCCGTAACGGTGACCGTGTTGACGGTTTCGGTGATGATCAAGCTCATCGCGTGACCTCCTGCGAGATGCTGATCGAACCCTGGAGAAGACGAGTGACCACGCCGACGGGGGACTCAATCTCAAGGTCGTAGACTCCATCGGTCGGAATCGTCGCCGACAGCGCCGCGCTGATCGTGATCGTGATGATCCCCGTAGCCGCCGTGATGACGATTCCCGTGAGTGGGCCGACCGTGCCGAGATCAAGGTATTTGATCAGGCTTCCGACTGCTGGGCGCATCTGCATGCGCGCGATGTAGCCTGTCAACGGGATTGGGTTGCCGCTGCTATCGGTGTACTGCAACACCTTGACAACAGTCGTGCCTTGTTCGATTTCAAAGTTGTATGTGGGTGCTGCCATTACCGTGCCTCCATAAGCTCGTATTCAACGATGCCCTTGTTCGTAAGCCAAGCACGCAACCAAAGCGCGCCACGCGGCTTTGGCGCGCCACCGCGCTCTGTATGCCAACCCTCCTGTGGGCTGAACTCGTCCTTATATCCAGGCGTTCGAGCGTGTGTTTGGCGATCCAAATATGTTCGATCGCCCGTGGTGATTCTATATCGTTCAATCGGGACAATCCATTGATCATGGGTGTGTCCTGTCCAAACGATGTCTGCGTCGGGGAGATAGACGGCCATGCGAGCCGTTTGGATGGTCCCGCGCGTGACAGGCCCACCGCCGCCGTACCCGTGGTGGTGGTAGATCCACAGGCTTCCAATGCGGCGCGTATTCGGGGCATTGATGACGAGCCGGATCCATCCGGCATACCCGCACGAGTGCAGATTCACCGCTCCGAGAGACTTCAGCTTCTCGACCGTCCGTTCGGTCAGGTTGCTCTCGTGGTGCTTCAGAATCGATGTCTCGTGATTGCCAAGACCCATCATGCACCAGTTTCGCGCGTAGGGGGTATAGAACTTGACCGCCTCATCGACTAGGCGGTCAAGGTAATTTCCGTACTGGTACTCGGAACGCAAGGCAGACCGATCCGCGCGGCGGTCCCATTTTCCCTGCATGGCGCAATGGCAATCCCCGTTGTCGAGGATCAGCGCGTTGCGCTTGCGCGCCTCTTCCAGATGGCGGCGCTCCATGTCGATGTCGGTGTGCGCGTTGTCGTGGTGCGCGTCAGAACGCAGCAGGAATTCAATGCAATCAGATTCCTTGCGCGGCCTGTAGTCAATGCGCAGGATCGATTTGTCAGGCTTGTAAATCTGTACATGATCCAATGCGCCCATTCCACTGCCCCCTATTTGTTTCGAGCGCGATTGAACCCGTGGCGCTCTTCAAAATCTGCAACAACATCAGGATGCACACGACGATCTAGGCTATATGGCAAGCGCATGCCAATGAGCCTTCCCTCATCAATCCACTTGGCAACTGTTTTTGAAGCAACGCCAAGTCGATTGGCAATTTGGCCTGTTGTCATCCACGCCACGCCTGTACATTCAACTGAAGGTCTTGTTCTATTGCGCGCTTTCATGTTCGTCCTCAATACGTCACTCGGCGTACTCTGGTGGAACGACATACCAGCCCTCTGGAACTTCGACTACGTCAGGAGATAGAACCCATTGACCGTCAATCTGTGTGTACATCTGGCCCTTGGTCTGAGGGCCGACTCGCATCGGACTTCCTGAGTTCACTAGAACGGTTCGACCGCATCCACTCGCGCAAGCGAGAACCAGCGCGGCGAATCCTGCCGTCATCGCGGTCAGATTCAACGGCGACATGGCCACGTTTCGCGCGCTCTTCAATCCACAGCAGTACTGCAACCAACACTTGCGCAAAGAAATTCCACATGGCATCACTTTGCCCCCGCTTGTTCGCTAGAGACATTGTTGTCACGCGCGGCAAGCAAGCCGATACCAGCGATGACTGCTGCAACAACCGCGCCCCAATCGGGAGCTGTGAGGGCATCGCCGTCAAAGTGCGCAGACACGGCACTTCCGACAGCCACGAGAATTGCACCAATACCCGCTGCTGAAGTCTTCCATGATTTCATTTGATTGGCCTTTCTAGACGTTCAAGGCGAGCGGACAACTCGCGAAGCCGCTCTTCCGTCTGCTTGTCTGTCAAAGTAAAAGCGACTTGCGCCTTTGCAAGCTCGCTGACGATGCTTCCAAGTTCCCGAACCTGCTCAACCGTGGAAACAAGTTGAGCGTCGCGTCGGCCCATCTGTATAAGCATCGTTCCGATGCCAACGCAGATCGCAACAAAAGAAGCCCATGTCGCCACTAGTTGTTGAGATGATTGCTTTTGCTCATTCATGCCACCCTCACTGCATTGATATTGCTGGCATTGTTTCCAGACGGCTGATAGATCGTTGCTGCCTTGATAGCCGAAGCGGCAAATCCAGAAACGGCCTGCACTTTAATCGTGGTTGTTGACGCAAGCGTGATGCGTGTGCTCAGCGAAACGGAAACCATCGACCCCGCGCGATTATTCCACGTCGATTCCGATGATGCATAATGGGTAGTACCGTCGGAAAGACGTGCGGCAAAATCTCCGACACCAGAGACGGCGCTCTTCTGCACCGTGACACAGGAGTCAATCATCCATGTACCAGCCGTGAGGCTAATTGACGGGCCGTCGTACCAAGTGCCGGCAGTAGTCATCGTAACGTCGGCAGATAGTGCATTCGATGCCGAATTGAGGCTGACACCAAGGTCGCCAAACATCGCCATGCCGTAGCCGATTGCAACTGACTCAGGATTACCGATGCCACTTATGCGTCCAAGCAGAACACCTTCGTTCAGCGGAGCAAGCGTGGCAAGCGCCACGCCTGCACTCGTCATGTCGCTGATGTATTCCGTCTTGGTGGATTCAATATTTGGATGAACGAGGATCTTGCCCTGCGTCGGGTGCGCATGCTCGACGTATCCCATCTGCATCTGCCAGTTTGGGCGCGATGGTTCGGTAGCCGTCAGCGCGCCGGCTGTTGCCGCGCTGAGATATAGAGTCGCTCCATCGGAGAATGCACTGGTATCAAGATTCGTCAGCGTTCCAGCGATCATGACTGAACCAGTAGAGTTGTTCGCAATGTTTGCTGCTGCCAACCCAACCGCGTCGGTGGTCGCGTATGCGTTCGCCTGCGCGAGCGAAATAGTCGGATTCTGTCCGAGCGCGCCGCTGATGCGAACGGCTTGCCCTTTGTTGATCTGAGATCCGGTGTTGTTGCGAGCCGTGATCGTGACGGCTGGAGCGGCTGTGACCGCTTGAACGCGCCCTGTCGCATCCGTGCCAAGCATCGGAGCGGATGGAAGATCGGTCAATTGCACCGCTCCCGTATGCTCAAATCCGGCGACTTCATTACCCGCTGTGCCACTGTTGACGCGCCGGATGTTGGCTGTAGTCGTTCCCGCCCCTGTGCTACTCGTTTGATATTGAAGCGCGAGCGGCATATAAAAAGGACTAATATCCGAAAACATCCACATCCGACCCGTGGCCGAGCAGATGAACAACTCTCCCGTTTCTCCACTCAAACCAGGGATAGCAGAGGTTGGGTATGGCCCAGGTGTGAGCGTGTTGTAGTATGTGCGGGGAACGATGGAACCTAGCATTGCCATAGGTCATCCAATCTGCGTCAGCAGGTTTGAAATTTGGAGAGCAACTGTCTCATTCGCGAGGGGTTGTGATGTTTGCCGAGAAAACGGAATAGCAGCGGGAAACACGTTGCCGAGCGACTGCTGATAAAGTACCGCCGGCTCCACCGCGTGATTCTCTGGGGGGATCAATGCGATTTGGGTCTTCCTCTCTACTAAATTCGCCGCGCTTTCGACCGATACGCCTATAAGCCCTAAAACTCCATCCCCCGCCTCCGCACTAGTAGGAGGAGAAATTTCCACAAAACCCATGCTTCCCGAATCGTGACTGAACAGTTGAACCTGACCAATTGCCGAGCTATTTGTTTCATAAGAGCCAGGAGACGCAGTAGGAGGAACATAGCAGCTTTTATAGAACAACTCTACGACCTTGAAGTTACTGTCTACCATCCAGCCTTTCGTCCCATACGGAACCGTGCGCGTGTCAGCCAATTTCAACGCAGGCACGGAGATTCCAGCCGGATACTCCACAATGGCGATGTCAGCTTCGTTTGGACTTCCAAATGCAAATTTGCTTCCAAACGCTGGCGATGTGCGTCTATACGGCCAAATCATGTCATTCATGTCGTAGTCAAATACAACATTATCATGCGAAATGTGCCGAATAAGTGTATTTGCTTCAAAGACGGATCCATTCGCGTACTGATTGCCAAAGTTTTTACTTAAGTCGCGATACTGACTAGACATCTGCCAATGCTCACTTTGCACTGCCAATGTCGGACTAAAGAAAAACGCCTTCCATGGACAGTAGGAGTTATAGAACACGGGCTTGTTGACAGGGTTGCTTTCTAAATTTACTCCGTAAGAATACTGCCCCGAAAATGTACCCAGAATGCGATATGTCGCAGGCATCGCTTGGATGCTTTTGCGGTACGGATACAAAGCAGAACCGGGGTTCCACGCATACGGGCGCTTAAGCGTTGTTGAACCAGGGCCAGGATATGTCCATGAGACAACGTGATCCTCGTACAGCCAAAGGTCGTGCAGGGATGGAATGTATTCATATCCAATCAGCATCAGGGGTTACCCCAAGTCAATCCGCCGATGATACCGATGTTGTTGAAATCTGTTAGAAGATCATTTACCTGCTGGAGAATCTGCTGCTGTGTGATCTCACTCGCAATGTTCGGCGTGTTACTCGCCGCCGTCGTTCGACCATACTGATCGACCGTCAACGATGCAGCCACATACGATCCCGCAGGAGACGGAACGAGCGGCGTGAGTCCTCCGCCACCTGTAGCGAGCTCCACCCATGTGTTTGGCGTTGCAGTCAGTGTGTAGTACTTTGAGACAGCCGTGACGTAGACAAGCATGCCGACCGTCTTGCGTGACGATGGAATCGCATCGCGCGCAGTCGTGCTAGCGACCGTCATAAGGCCACCGCGACCGTACTCGGCGATGTGTGTTGGGTTGGTATCCGCTGGCTCCGTGGGAGCGATCGGTACGCCAAGAGGAAGTACTGGCTCTGCATGTGGCATGGTCAGCCTCCAAGAATCTCAAGTTTTCGCGCTTCGGTCATAAGACCTTGCGCAACAAGATAATCCATTCCTGCAATTGTTACAGGGTCTGTATTGATAATTTCGTTTGCAGCGACCGCCAATTCCAAGAAATCGGCCACGGTCGTGTTGGAGTTGGCCGCTGCCCTAAGCGTTGCGCGCTCGGCGACAGTGAACCGATTCAAGAACTCGTAGGACGTGTATGCGACTTCGATCATGTTGCCCTCAGATAGACAGCCCCGCAGGCCGTAGTGGCGTAACTAGCCGTCGTGGTCAGGCTGCTACCTGTGATGGTCGGTAAGCCGGATGCGTAGGCGGCTGAAATGACCACCGATGTGTAGTTGGCCGTCGCCGCTGGGTTGGCGTGAAGCGGTATCAGGGATGCCACGGGAAGCGCCCGCACAGTCACGGACGCGCCGCCAACTTGAATGCCAAGCCAGTAGACGGTGTTGGCCTGGATCGTGTAGGACAGCCCTGTGGTGATTTTTTCGCCCGTAGTCGAAGCCGACTGCCCCACCATCGACAGCAACGGGGATCCATTTGGACGACCATTTGAGTCGGCTGCGTACAGTCCGGCCCTGACGTTTCCCGCCGCCGCTGCCGTTGTCACGACGGCTGAAATGGCATCAACGGTAAACGAGAAAGGCCACACCGCCGGATAGAGTCTGATCTGATCCGCAGCATGGGCCTGCGTGGTCATCGTCGTGCAGTCTTGACCGCCACAGATTTTGAAGGTCGCGAATGGTTTGATGGTCGGCACAGGAGTTCCGGACGTGAGCGTCTGCGGACTCCACGCCGATCCCGACCATGACAGAACTTGGCCCGTCGCGGCTCCCGACTGCGTCAAATCGCTCGCAGAATGCGTATGAGCCGTTGGAGCGCGTGAGTTACTCAGACGGCTGTCATCAGCTCGGACGGCCTTAGACGCGCTGCTCGCGCCGCTCGTGGCGAAATCGATGGCGAGCGTACCTGTCGCCGTAATTGTTCCGCCCGACAGACCCGTGCCGGCGGCAACCGATGTGACCGTGCCAGATCCACCGCCGCCGACCTCCACGACTGTGCCATTTGTCTTCTTGATGAAGACCTTGCCGTCAGCCGTGTTGACCGCCATCTCGCCGAGATCAATCTCGGTAGCAGCAGGCGTTACGCCTGTCGTTGAGCTGCGCTTGTGCAGGATTCGAGCCATTACGCGCCTCCATCGAATGAGCCGCCATCATACGTTGGCTCGACCAAGGCGGAAGTGTCGCACTCGCCGTCGATGGCGTTGTGCAAGCAGAAATAAGCACAGACTCTATTTGCTGCGCCTGTGCTGCCCATATAGAGCATCGCCTGCACTACAACATCATTCAGGACATCATCACGATCTTTGCCGATCGGCAGCACGTTAAAGCCGTCTTGAATCAGCGGAAGCTTGTACCCTGGACCGGCAAACGACCCTGAGTTGTTGACCTCGCACAGGTTGTAGGCAACGATCTCAGGTTCTGGATTGGTCAGTCCAGTGAATGTTTCCAACCCACCCTTGAAGGTCGTAGCAGCCGTATCGCTTCCAGGCTTACGGATGATCTTGGCCGTGTAGCGCCACACGTTGCTGCCGATCGACTCGTTGTTGACGATCCGGATGAGGCATGGAATACCGAATGGCATGCCGACATGGACGCGGAGGCGACCATCTTCGCCGCGCCAAGTCTGCACCATGCCGCTGCCCTCGACATCGTGCTGCGAATCATCGGCGACGGGGCCGAGCAGTGGATCGTCGATAGAGCCGTAAATGTGAGTGGTAGGGAACGGGAAGCCCTGACCATCAGTCTGCAATCGGAACTCAATCCACGATCCACCCGGCCAAGTCTGCGCGACGGTCGGCATGATCCATGATCGAAGCCAAATGTCGCACACCCCAGACTGATACTTGCCGGCCCAGCGGAGAGCGACTTCGTTGGCGATATTCTCGGCGTTGCTGTACGGGCTTCCGTATGTGGTGACGGATTGATTTCGGCGATCCGACCGCTCCGCACTGTCCCAATTGTCGGCGTTGATAAAGCACGATCCGCCTTCGCCGAAGTATGGGTATCCCGACTGCGCGACTCGATTGATTGGGCTTTGCTGAATTGTCTTGTTGAACGGATCGCTCAGATTCGGATTCTCAAACTCGCCGACACCCTGCGCGTCCGCCGTCGTGAGCGATTGTGAAAAGACATCCGGCGGCGTTCCATCGGCAACGCGGTTCTTCCGAATGCCGACGATGGCCTTCGCCGGCCTGATCGGCTGCGCGACCACATTGGGAATCCGGGCGAGCGCGGCGATATCCGAGAGCGTCCCGGCTCCGGTTCCGTCCTTGATGTCGAGAACAGAACCCGCCTGTATGTCGTTCTTGTACTGGTTCAGAAACGACACCATCCGTTGATTGCCGGCGGAGATGTCGATGGCGGAAACCTGATAGACACCGGGAGATGTAGTGATTCCGGTCGATACATAGAGCATCGCCACACCAGATCGCGCTGCGATGTTGTCGATGGCGACGGTTGTTGGCTTACCGAGCATCGTGTCGATGCCGCGAAGACCTTCCGCCGATGTCCATGCAGCAGATGTGACAGTCGATGCATCGTATGCATCCGTTCCAGCACGGTACATGCGCCAGTACGAGGACTGATTTAGGCGACTCGTCACCATCGTGTTCACGATCTGTGACACGGTCGGCCTGTCAGCAGACTGATACGAGTCAACGAACGCGCTCGGATCCCATGACCTCGACCAGTACTGACCAAGTATGGATCCAGCGTAGTCCGTGTCGAACCTATTTCCACGCGCCGCCCATCGATCACACTTGAACGTGACGATGTAGAAGGCTTCTCCGAAGTTCGACTTGCCGTACTCGGACAGCATCAGCGGCTTGATCTCCGCGATGTGCATACGATTGAACGCATTGCGAGCGCAATTTAAAGCCGACCCGACGATGAACCAAATCTTGAACCCGTCATTGCTCGCGGTGTATGTATCGTCATCCCAATCATCGACATCATTCGCAAGCAGATCCATGAGATCGCGTTGCATAAGCAGCAGCTTGCAAGTTGCATGGCGCGACAATCCGAAGAGCGGCCACTTCATGCAATTGATGTCTGAGCAATCAATGTTTTGTCGCTCAATGAGTTGCTGAAGTTCGGGCGTGAGCAACCGCGCGTAGGCGTTCCGCTCGCCACGGCTAATCTCAATTGCTACTCGTCCCTGTGTCGCGCTCAAGCGTAGGCTCCATTCGTACCGAACTGGATCGTGTTGTAGTTCGGGTAGGTAAAGCCAGGGGACGTTCCCTGATTCGGGTCATCCGGAAGCGGCACGGCAGATGGAACCCATTGGAGGACGGAGACCGTCTGACCATTGACCGTGACATCGACAACCTTGAAGTTTGGATCAGATGTCGAGATGCCACCACCGCTCAAGTCTCCACGGAACCTCGTGCAGACGGTCTCGTCGTATCCCGCGCTGAAGACGCGGTTACCATGAACATCCGGCTGACCGGAAGTCACGGAAACGCTGCGACGGGCAACCTGCGAGTTGACGGGCAGATCGCCAATCTGATTCTCGGGTGGCGTGTTCTTTCGCGATCCATCGCTGTATCGAGTCTGCTCGACGCGCGGCGCGCCTACTTGAAAGATCACAGTAGGAGAGTTGAACCCAATACCTGGACATTCCACGATGCCCGTGTGTACGGTGTACTTCACACCGTTCTTCGGATTGAGCGTTGGCTCCGTTCGGTTCTTGTTCGATGCCTTCGAGAGATCACCCTTGTTCGGGCCAGACTTGACTCGGTACGCAAGAGGCTTGATGTATCGGAAGATGCCATCGCCCTGCCCAAGTTGCTCTTCCGTATAGGCATCGAACACCGCATCAGGGAACAGGTAAATGGCCGGATTGCTTTCCTTCAACTGAATGGTCGATGGGTTGATCGCCGTCCAGTTGTAGTTGCCGTCCAACGGACTGTACGCGCCGGGAGTGACGCGCACAATCAGAGACGCACCGTACTCGTCGGGCATCTGCGCTTCTTGGAAATTGAACACCTCGTTGTTCGCCAACCGGATCGGAGTCAGGATGTTCTTGAGAAGCAAAGCCTTCTGATCCGGAACAAGCGTCGAAGATTCCTCGGTCGGGTTGTAATTCTGGATGCTCGTGGCGAGTGCCATGACCTCAAACGAGATTGCGTTGCGCGTCAGCATCCCGACCTCGGCGACCTTGATCTCAGTGATCAGATCCTCCGCGTAGTCGATGCGGTTCTGCGACAGACGGATGGCGAGGGTCAGCAGTGCGCCTGGTGAGACGTTCTTGTCGCCTTCAATCTCTGCGCTGAACATCTTCTGCCCCATCGCAGCACCGTCTTCGCCGAGCGCACGACGGAACGCATAGTTGCAGTCGGCGACCTTGGCCGGCGCAGGAAGTCCACGGAAAGATTCCTCATCCGTGATGTCAAACATCAACCGACATCGGCTCTCGTCGATTGCATATTCCTGCCTAACGCGGCGGAAACCACGATACAGGTTGCCCGAAATGATCCTGCGGTAGAAGTCCGCATGATCCATGTCGGTTCCGCCGCTGATCAGAAAGTCGAGAACGATGTCGTTTCGGATCGCATCACCAATGCCGTATCGATCTCCGGCTTTGGCAGCGGGATTTGATGGTGGCGTGTTGTTAAAACCGCTCTGATCGCTCGCCCTGCGCGAGATGCTGTAAATCGGCGATCCATCTCCCCGCATCTTCGGTACGAACTTCAACTGGAGCGACCCCGTCTTTCGGATCGTCGTGCGCCCTGTCTGATCAATTGAAAACTGCGCCGTCGTATAGAACGAACGGACGAGGTTCGGGATCGGATTAGTTGCCTCAAATGGAACTCCAGCCTGTCCGACCGTCTGCGTCCATTCTGCGGTGAAGTTCACAAGCAGCGAACTAGTACCCGTGATCTCGGTGACGTTCGCGCGAAAGAATGGACCTCCACGCTCGTCGGCTCCAGTCAACTGCGCCAAATAGTCTGGACCATTTCCGGAATCGATTTTGATTTCAAGTGGCTTGCGTGGCTGATTCAGAAGGCCACGCAACTTGAGAATGAAGTTCTCGTTGGAGTTGCCTTCTCCATCAATGTTCTGAACTAAAGCCTCGCCGCGAACCGAATGGGTATACGGGCCGACAGTCGGGTTGTCGGCGGTCGCGCCATTATCAGTTGAGTACTCGGTGATACGGACCTGCTCAAGAACAACACCGTTGTATGTGACCTTCGTTTCAGATGGCATTACGGCCTCGCATTCCACCAAGCCTCGCCAGCTTGGCGGCCTGGATAAGCAATATTCATTGAGAATCGACCGCCCGTCATTCCGACAAGATCGCCGATGAAAAGAGACTTAATCGTGTTGCCTTGAGCGGCCATTCGCGCGGCGGAATACGCCTTATACGCAGCACCGCCGGTAAAGATGTTGAATATATCTGCTCCAATTCCCATCTTCCCAAAGTCTCCTGAAAGCAGCCCTTCGTAGATCAGTCCAAGGCCACCCAAAAACTCATCCGCTGACTGCCCCATGCTCGAAACAAATTGTCGATAGTGAGATCTCACTACCCGCGTATTTTGAAGCATGGTCATTTCTGCTTGTGTTACTCCAGCAATTGCAGATCGCATGCTTGGATCGCGAGCCATAATGATCTGATCTTGCAAATTGGCAATCATCGATTGTGCGCCATATTGGGCAATCACTGGATCAACTCTTGCAAGCTCTGCACGTTGCTGTTTGGCAAGATCAGGGAAATATCTGATCATGCTGACAACGGTCTTAATTGCCGACCCAATCATGCTCAAAGTCGCAAGAACACGACCAATAGACGTGAAGATGCTGGTGGTCTTCCCTTGCGCTTTAGGTTCTGCCGGACTCACCTGCGCTTCAACTGAAGACACAACACCGCGCACTCCGCTTGCGTAGGCTCGCGTCCCAGGAAGGCCCGATGGAGATGCTTCGCCCGTCACGAGCGCGCGCTCTTCATCCGTCAAGCCAAGCGATGCAACTGACGCTCCATCAACCGAAGCACGGCGACGAAGTTCAGACAACCGAGATGCCTGATACCCAGACATCCTGTTTGTAGCAGCGCGCAAATCGGCCTTGTTCTGGCGTGCCGCTTCCTGCGCCGCTGATCGGGCCTGACGCGCGGCTTCACGCTGTGCTTCCTTCTGCGCTCGAATCTGCTCTTTGGCCTTAAGTGCCTCCGAGCGATACATCGCACGCGCAGTCTCCGCAGTCATGCGGCCCTGCTGCTCTTCTCCATAAATTTCAAGCCGACGAAGGCCAAGAGCCTGCCGAAGTTCTGCGGGTTTGAGACTAGCTCGCTCGGTGTGGTAACGACTCAACAATGCGCGATGGCTTTCGGAAGCAATATCCGAGATCTGCAAGCCCATCGTTCGAGACATCCGATTGCGGTACTCAAGTACATCAGAGGCAAACATGCCCCCATTGCCGCCCTTACCTCCTGCAGCACCTCCACCTGCACCGCCTCCACCACCACCGCTACCGCCGCCGCTACGACCTGCTCCGCGAGCAATAACTCGAAGCGTCTCAAGGATCGCCCGAACATTCTGCGAGATCGTTGCAACGCTGTTCTGCACGTTGCGCAACGTCTCAATCACGACCTTCATGTCACCATCAGGGCCGCGACCGCTGCCGTCATCTCCGGTGTGGAGATTGATATCAATTGAGCCAGAGGAAATGTCACTCATTAGCCAGCCTCAATCTGATACGTAAGGTTCGTGGCGACCGTTGGATACGCGCGACGATAGAGCCGATACGTCACTCCATCTTCTGTAATTGACCCAATCGCTGGAGATCCCGCAGGAGCAGGGTATCCGAGCCTATAGAAAGGCTCAATACCAGCCTGCGTTCTAATCGTAATTCCGAGCGTGTGCAACTCTTGAGGAAACGCGAACCAAAAGTATTCCGACGCAGAAGACCCGCGACTCGCAGTCACGGTGTACTTGACATTGTTGAGATACTCGTTCTCGTTGTTGAGTGCTGTCCACGTCGGTGTGG